AACTGGACAAGTTCAGATGTCTAGGTTGACTGCTGTTCCTGATGCACGTTGGGATGCAGCCTATCAGCTTCCTGCTGATCAAATTCTTGTCCATGCTGTAATGATCAATGATAATGTGATCCCTTATGATCGTTATCAGGATATGATTTATTGCAATGCAACATCTGAAGAAGAAGTCTACATTGACTACTCATTCAGATCGACTGAGGATAGCTGGCCTCCATATTTTATCACGCTAGTTCAGTATCAACTGGCATCTATCTTTGCCTACTCTGTTGCAGCACAAGAAGTGCTAGCAGAAATGTGGGAGAAAAAAGCTGTTCGTCAGCTTGCTGCTGCTCGTTCCCTTGATAGTCAGAGCCAGACAACTCGTCGGCTTAATGTTCAGCGGTATCATCAACTTCGCACTACAATTCGGGGGTAAGTATGGGCGTTAAACTTGTCCAAACAAACTTCTCGTCTGGCGAGGTAGATCCACTTCTTGATATGCGTCATGATACGGGCGCGTATTTGAATGGCGCACGTAAACTACGTAATGTTGCACTGCTCAATCAGGGTGGTGTTGCTCGTCGTGCTGGCACAAATCATCTTAATACATTGACTGCACGAACACGCCTTGTTCCATTTGAGTTTTCTGCGTCTGAACGCTATCTATTTGCGTTCTCTAACACACGCCTTGATATTTATGGGACTGATGGATCTCTTATTACATCATTGACTGGCTGTCCTTGGACAACATCAATCTTGTTTAGTATGACCTATACTCAGGCTGCTGACGTAATGATTGTGTGCCATCAAACAATGGTTACACAAAAGATTACTCGTACAGGTGCTTCAACATTTACACGTGCAGCTCTTGCATTTACAGAAGGTGTTAACGGCAATCAAATCTTTCAGCCATACTACAAGTTTGCAGATGATGCCGTAACACTTCAGGCTAGTGCTACCACTGGTTCTGGTGTGACAATCACTGCAAGTGCTGCTGGATTTACATCTTCTTATGTGGGTCTACGCCTTCGTTGGTTTGGTGTAGAAATTCTTATCACTGGATATACAAGTTCAACAGTTCTTACTGGGACTATCAAAGGAACCCTAGAAGCAAACTATGATATTGATCCGTTTAGATCAAAAGATGCATCTACCACAATTGAAGTAACCCATGCTCAACATGGTCTTGCTACTGGCGCAAGTGTTACAATCTCTGGAGCCAATGGATTTGCTGGTATTACAACTGCAAACCTAAATGGCGCAAGAACCATTACAGTTATTGATGATAACAAATATACGTTTGTCGCTGGTGGAGCTGCAACATCAAGCGTTGATGGTGGTGGTCCAAACGTAAAATTTAGTGGTGCAAATCTTCCAACACGAAACTGGGATGAACCATCATTCTCTGTAGTAGCTGGCTATGCTGGTGCTTGCACATTCCATGAATCACGCCTCTGGTTTGGCGGATCTTTGTCTCAGCCAGATGCATTGTGGGCATCCAAGATTAATCAATTCTTTAACTTTGATGTTGGTGAAGGTTTAGACAACGAATCAATCCAAGTCACAATTGGATCTGATGACATATCAAACGTAAAACATCTTGTGTCTAATCGGCACTTGCAGATCTTTACCTCAACGTCAGAGTTTTATATTCCTCGCAATCAAAACACAACGGTTACGGCTGGCAACATTACAATTAATAGGCAGACTCCATATGGTTGTGCTGATATTCCTCCACATCCTTTTGATGGCGCAACGGTTTATGTGCAAGCTACGTTAAAGGCTGTTCGAGAGTTTATCTACACTGATGCAGAACAGGCTTATAACTCTGCTGCTTTGACCATTCTATCTGATCATCTAATTCAATCTCCTTTTGATATGGCTGTTAGTTACGGCACAACAGATAGATCAGAACAGTATCTCCTACTTGTCAACAATGATGGCACAATGGCTATCTTTCATTCTGCTCGTGCTGAAAAACTGGCAGGATGGACTTTATGGAGTACAAAACACCCGTCTGGCATTGCCAAATTTGATAGTGTTACAACAATTGGAGATAAGATCTATGTGTCTGTTCTCCGTGGTACATCATATTATCTTGAGCAATTTGCATCCGATCATCTTGATCTATCTCTTGATTGTTCAAAGTCATATACAAGTGGATCTGCACAAACAGTATGGACTGTTAACTCAATCTATCAAAATAGAGTTGTATCTGTTGTATCAGGCGGGTATTACCTTGGCGATTATACGGTAAATGGGTCCAACCAGATTACATTGAATGATGCAGTAACAGATATTGTTGTTGGATTTAACTACGATGTAGAAGTAGAAACGCTTCCAGTACATATTGCACTTCCACAAGGTGTATTCACGGGTAGACCAAAACGGATTGCTCGTGTTATTCTTGGCCTTAATAGTACTCTTGCTGTTACTGTAAGAGGTAATCGACTTATTATACGTCAGGTTACGGATGATTTTTCTTTAACTCCAACTGCTGTTACAGGGAAAAAAGAGTTCTTTTTGCTTGGTTTTAACAGGGACGCAACGGTGCTTATAACTCAATCTGAACCATTGCCCATGCGGCTGCTTGGTCTAGCAATGGAGGTATCTGTATAATGTGTGAACCCATTACAATGTTAATGATTGCATCTACGGCTGTGTCGGCTGTAGGTGGTGCTGTTCAGGCTGGGCAAGCGTCTGCTGCTGCTGAGTCTGAAGCAGCGTTCCGCAATTACCAGATTGAAATTCAAAACCGTCAGCTTGCAGAAGATAAAAGACAAGCTGAGATCCAAGGACTTCAACAAGAGAACGCTCGTCAAGAGGCATCTCGTCGTGCTCGTGCAGCTAATGAAGCATTTATTGCATCATCTGGTATTGGTGAAAATATCTCTTTCTTGCAGGGTGCTGAAACTGTTGCAGATGAAAATCTTCGTCGTGATATTGCAAGCCTAAGATTGAACACAGCTATTGGTCAGAACCGTATTGCTGATCAGATTATGGTTAATAAGGCAGAAGGTCAGTTTGCTACTGCTAAGGCTGGTATGATCTCTCAAGGCGCATGGACTGGTGCTATTACCAATACCGTTGGCTCTGCCCTTTCTAATGCCTATAAAGGCTATTACTATCAGACTAGATAAGGACTCATAGCATGGCTATTATTGAAGATCCCCAGCGCATTGGTGTTCAGCCAAGCAATCGCTATATTCGTGAGTTTAAGACCGATTTGCCTAGCCCAGATTTTTCTGGTGTGCAAAGAATTTCTACTGCTTTGTCTGGTATTGCAGAAGAGCAACTTAAAACTGATGCTGATCTTAAATCAAAAGAGTTTGCATATTCGCAAACACTTCAGAAAGATGGCGAAGGTAACTATGTAAAACCTGTTGTTCCAGAAGGCTTTGGTCCATATGCTCGTAATAAAGTTAATGAGCTGCTCGATGAACGCATGGTTCAATCAACTTATTATGACATTCAGCCAGAGTTAGATCGTATTCGTAACGATCCTCAAAACATGCGCGATCCTGTCCGTGCGCGTGAATTGATGAATACCTATGTTGATACTCGCCTTAAAGCTCTGCCACCTCATATTGCTGGTCGTGTTTCTGTTTATGCAATGAAAGAAGTAGAAGAACGCGCATCAAGTGTTGCTCGTCAAACTGCTGAAGAAACACGCTCATTAAATCTTCAAGATCTTAAAAAAACACAAGAAATGCATTTCAAGAATATTATTGAATTGCTGTCTATTGGAAATGAAGAAAGCAACAAAAAAGCAGAATATCTATCTGGTGAAATTGCTCGTATTCAAGGTGTAATTGTCAGTCAAAATGGCGACAGTCGTATTGGCACAGATAATATTATGCAGACACTAGGATCAGCAAAAGAAGCTGGTCGCATCTTTAATGACATTAAATTAAGATTTGAGCAGGGAGTGCTTCATTCAAACGATTTGCGTGATCTTAGCCGCATTTTAAGTGGTGGTGGTTCTCCAAGTGAAAACGTATTTGGTATTACACCAGATGGCGTTGTTACAAATATGCCTACTCCAGAAGTTAGAAAAGCTCTAACTTCAAAGATTGAAGAATTTTATACAAAGACTGTTGAACGAGAGCAAAAGTCAGCAGAACAGCAAACATATGAAATTATGAAGCAATCTGTTGATAATGGCGTTCGCATTAATAAACCAATGGGCATGAGTGATTCTCAATATGCTTCTCATGTTTTGCGGCTGAGTCAGGAATATGGAATTAATCTAAATACACCAGAAGGTGTAGCGCAGATTTCTGCCAAAGTTGGTGAAATTCCAGCAGAATATTACAAAACATTGTTTAAAAATAATGTTAGAGATGGAAAAATTGAAGAACTTCTTCCATTGTATGAACATATTAGACAAATGCCAGATCGCAATGGTTCTCCTGTGAATAGGTCTTCTGATCTTCTTTATTCTGAAGATCATTCTCTAATGGAAAATTATTTGCAGTTTCGGCGCACAGATAATCAGCAGCCAGCGGATGCTATGAAATCTGCTCGTACTGCTATTGCTAACGGCTATACTATTGAACGCGACCCAACAAAAATGGAAGCAATACTTTTATCTGAGTTGCGTTCTAATGGTGTCCCCAATCCTACAATTAACGATTTTCAAAAGTTTGTTGATAAGAGGATGAATGAAATTAATCCATATTGGTTTCAAGGTGGCCAGCAACTCCATTATAAAGATTTAGATAACCAAACAAGAGCAGACATTTTGTCTCTTATTCGAAGAAAAGTTGCAGATAATGTTACACTTGAAGCGGCTGTTTCTTTTGCAGCAGGAGCATTAAAGCGCAATTATACATCAAGTCCTTCAGATCTTGATAATGCCATCGCTCGTCAACAAAAAGAATTTTATAATGGGAAAACTGATAAGCCTCTTATCAGAATGGATTCTGTTGTCCCATCAATTATTAATCCGCTTGATCCAAAATCAAATTCGTCTGAATATGTAAAGCGATATATGAATGAACTTGTCTTGCGTGGAACAGGACAAGATACATCTGGTACTGTAGGAACGTTTATTGGTGCTGGATCTGGTAGCAATACATATGCTCGTTCTGCAGTAACCGTTCCAAATTTTAAACTATATGCACTTAATGATACTGGGACAGAACGCGTCACATTGCCAAAAGATGCTGAGTTTGAAAAAAATCTTTTTGTCAAACAGCGCAGTTCTACGGACAAAAGTTTTGAAGTGTATTACTTTAATCCAAAAGATAAAGGATCTGTTCCTCGTCATGTTACATATGAAGATGGAAGATTGCTTGTTGTTAACTTTTCAAAAGTTGCGCGTGAAAATACGGAATATGTAAACGATAAAATTAGATCATCTGTTTCTACAAATACACCTATTGCTCCAAAAGTTGAAGGAACATCGTATTTAGACAAAACTAATATCTACAAGCCCGTAGATATTAATGATATTCTTCCAAGTGGCGGCATTGCTGGATCTACTGGCGGTGGTGTATCTCAACCATCTACAAAACCAAAACCAGTTGGTAAGACGGGCGATCTTGTTTCGCCTCGTCAAGATATGATTACTGATCAAGGAGTAGACCAGAAAAATGTTAACCCTATTCTAAAAGAATTTGTTTTAGATTTTCAAAAGGACTTTCCTAAAGCTGTTGTTACATCAGGATTTAGGGATCCATTTAGAAACGCAAAAGTTAATGGAGCAAAAGACTCTGAACATCTTCGCGGCAATGCGGTGGATATTCGTATTTCTGATATGAATGATGATGAAAAAGAAACATTTGTAAAATCCATGTTAGCAAATCCTGCTGTTGGTGGTATTGGATATTACAACAATGGAAGTTTGCATATTGACTATCGAGATCCCAATAATAAAGCAGCTTGGGGTCCAAATAGAAGTAAGACAAGTTTGCCTACTACTCCTTATTGGTATCGTACTCATGTTGAACAATGGATGAAACAGAATGGCTGATCCTATTATTATTGATAATCCCATCGTAACAACTGGCGATAATCAAAATAAAGATCTTCCTTTCACGGGATCATTCCCGATTGAATATACTCGTCCACAAATTCAACCATTGCCTACCAACCAAGGTTGGTGGGACAAAACTACTGATGAATGGATGAGTTCGACTTCTGTCCAAACTGCTATTGGATTGTATAACGCTAGGCGTAATTATAACATTGGAACTGCATCATGGGATGGCATATCCATTTCCAGTGGTGAAAGTCCGTACAATGAAACGGTTTCATTTGATCGCTACAATCCAAATAACTTTGTTGGCTATGAACGCATTGCTGACAAATTGGTGCAAGCAGAATCACAGACAGAACTTGAAGGGTTAAAACTGCAATACGATGAGCAAAATGCTCGTAAAGAACGTATTCAGCAAGATCCAAGTTTTACTGCTGCTCTTTCTGCTGCGGCTGCTGATCCATTAAATTTGCTAATTCCGTTTTGGACCGTAAGGGGTGCTGGCGTTATCTCAAATATTTTCCGTGGAGCTGTTGCTGGAGGTGGTGCTTCTCTTGTTGACTCCGCATTGGGTTATCAATTTGATCCTACATTTACAATTGATGATGTAAAAGAACGTGTTTTCTATGGCACACTATTTGGTAGTATTCTTGGTGGCGGCATTGGGTTTGCTACTCGTAATGCTCATGGGATTGCAAATAATTTTGCGTCTGGCAATAAAGAACTTGATAACCTATTTGATGAAGTCAGAACACAGGCTGGTCCTGATGGCTATATTCCAACACGCCCAAGTGTTTATAAGGCCGAGCCAACAACTTTTAATCCCGGTGTTGCTAAAACATTTTTAGGTTTGCAAGAAAGTGTCCGAATGAGTCCATTTGGGCGCGTGATGCAAAGTGGCATTCGCTCTATTGCTGATCTTGCATACATGACTGTTGGTGATGGCGGTGTAAAACTTGCTCGTAACGTCGATGGTATTGCATCTCCAGACTCTATCTATACGCGCATATCTAATCGCAAATCTATTGTCTCTTCTATTCTTCAAGAGACAGATAATCTTTATAATGAATATCGCACTGGTGCTACTGGCTTAAATATTGCTGGGCAAAATGTATATACAGCCGCTAGTCGTGTTTCAGATGTGTTTACAACTCCAGCTAAACGAGCTGCTCGGAATATCCTTACTCCTTCTGAATTTGATCGTGAAGTTTTTCGTGCATTCAAAGCAGATAAGATTGAAGCGACATCTCGTGTTGCAGAAGCTAATCCGTTTATTCAACGTGCAGCAGAATCGCTTCAGAAAAAATTTGAGGCAACTCGCGTTGAGCTAAACCAGAATGGATTGTTTCTTGATCGACCAACTCGCACTCTTGAATTAAAGCGCATTGTTAAACGCAAAGAAGATCTTCAGCAAAAGCTGGTTGATGTGATCAATGCTGGAGATGTAACTCATAACTCCACTGTTCAAATAAAACGCATTGAGAATGAAATTGCTCGTATGCACGATCAGATTGCTCAATATGAAATGTATGGTATGCAGCATATTGATGATATGCAGGGCGCAATTGATGGCATTTCCGCTACATACAAAGAAAACAAGCGTTCTGCTGCTAGCGCAATTGATGCTATGAGAAATAGTGTTACAAAATTTAATGCTAAATATAAAGAAATCTATGACGATCTTTCTGACATGATTGAAAATGGCGAAGTGTTAACGCCAAAGCAACAGGCTTTTTATGATAGTCTGTCAGAACAAATGGGTGGCTTTTTTGATAGAGATGCGCGTATAGCAAGTCTTGTAAAAAAGTTTAATCGTCCGTTGACAGACAAAGAGATGAATCTTTTTGAGACGCTTACTGCGGCAATTGATCATACAAAACGTCTTGCAAAATTGGTTGAGACTGGAGCTTATGAACCTCCTGCTCAGCATCAAGGCGGCGTGTATATGCATCGTATTTTTAACAAAGAAGCGATTGCAATGGATGACGCTGCTGGTGGTCCTCGCCGTTACCGTAAGATCCTGACTGATGCTTTTACAGAGCAGACAGCAGAATTGGGTTATCTGCATGAGAAGAAGGCAATTGCAGATGACTTGCTAAAAGAAAAATATTCTAATGTTCAAAATATTTTAGACAAGATTGCAGAAAAGTTTGCCATCTCTAATGATGAACTTTCTGAAGTTGAACGTACTCATGAGGGTATGTTTGGCAAAAGCATTAAGACGCTTCTTAAAGAAGCTAATGTCAGTGTAAAGTATGGGGCTACTGGTAAAACAAGGGCAGATGGTAGCCCTGTTCATGCTATCTATCATGGTAAAACAAATTCAATCAGCATTGATCTTGAAGCTGTTGCTAAACAATGGATAAATAAACCTTGGGAAAATCCAAAAGTAGCTGGTGTTGACCCTCTTGATAGTAATGTGTTTAAGACTCCTGCTGATTGGGCTGAGTTTGTATTTCGTCATGAGATTGCACACTCTACATTAAAGCGTGGAGCGCAGGAAACTCTTGCCGAATATGAAAACCGCATTAACCGTGTGGCAATGAATCAGATGGAACAGCGTGTTCCTAAGCGGAAATTGACTGATGCTGAACGGCAGAAGGCAAATGTTGCAAAAGAAATTCGTCGTTCCATTAATGATGAAATTGAAAATGTTAATCTCTCAGGTGAGGCTGGTGCAAAACTAAAAGCATCACGGAGTCCCGAAGATGACTTGATGACTCCAGAGCAATTTCTGGAAAAGAAAAATGCTATTAAGGCTCGTGCTTTGATTAAGGATATTAAGGATGGGCTTGTTGAACGACTAGATAAAACTGATTTTGATGGAAGGGTTTCATCTAAAATAAATCAACGTGTTGATGAGATGATCAATAAGCAGCTTGGTCTTAATGATATTGATGTTAATGACTCAAGTGGGTTTGGTCCGTCTTCTTGGAGACTTGGACGTAAAATCAATTTGACCAATGAAGAACTTGATGGCTTCCTTGTTGATGATGTTCGTGAAGTTTCTCGTCGGTATTTTGAACAGTCAGCCAAAGCCATTGAATATAAAAAAGCCTTTGGAACTGTTGATGGCGAAGAAGCTGTTGCCGATGCGTTTATCCAAGCCGCTTCTGAAGTTAAGGGAAATTCAGTTAAAAAAATAGAAGACACGCTTTATAAGCATGAAGTTGATCTTCGTCTTGCAATGGACTCTGCTAATCATTCTTTGAAGAATGATATGCCGTTAACTTGGACAAATCAAATTGTTCGTCTTTTAAAAAACTATGCTGCATCTACAATGATGGGCAAGGTTATTAAGTCACAAGTTGTTGACGTATTACGTCCTGTCATGGTCTTTGGCTTTGGGCGCACATACGAATTTGTAATTAATAACATTGTTGGTGGTATGTCTAACATTAAGAAGTCTAGTGCAGAATTGCAAGCTGTTCTTTCTGAAGGACATGATACCGTTATGGGAACCGTTCTTAGAAAATACATGGACTCAAATGGTAATTATAAAGCTGGCAGTGTAGGCGTTCAGAAATTTAAAGAAGCCACTGAGGGCTTTAATAAATTTGCAGAAGGCCCAATGTATGTTTTGAACGGTCTGTCTATCGTTACAGATTATTCAAAATTGTTTACTAATCTTATGTCTTCAAACTATATGATTGAAGATGCCATTAATGTTTCTCTTAAAAAAGCAACAACGCAACAGTTAGAGCGTTTGCTGAGTTATGGTCTTTCATTGGAAGATATTAACAACATTGCTGCTTTGCATAAGAATGGCATTATTGAACGGACTCCTAGCAGATTGCATCTTGCAAACATTGCTGAATGGCCCGATAGAAATCTTGCCAATAAGTTTGCCTCTGCAATTACGCAAGAAACAAATCGTGTTATTGTTACGCCAAGTGCTGCTGACAAATCAGCATTAGCGCAGGGTGTATTCCAAGCAACATCTCCAATGGGTCGTAAGATCTTTGGTGATGAGCGTCTTGATATTGCTTTGGTGCAGTTCCCATTGCAATTCATGACATGGGGTATGGGCGCAAACAATCGTATTTTGCTATCATCATTGCAAGGTCGAGATGCAAACACTGTAGGTGGTGCTCTTGTATTGATTGGTGGTGGTTATCTTTCTACATATCTTAAAACACCAGATAACGCTTGGAACAAAATGAAGTTTGAAGACAAACTTGTTAACGCCATTGATACAAGCGGTCTTCTTGGTTCTATTGTGGACATTAACAATATGGTTGAAACGGCAAGCTATAACACGCTTGGCTTTAGACCAATGGCTGGTATGGATCCTCATCGTCGTGGCATGGATGATAGTATGACAGATATTCTTGGTCCTGCACCAAACATGCTTATGGAGATTCCTAAGTTGATGACTGACCCATATATGACCGATCATCAAAAGGGAAATATCTATCGTCGTATGATTCCTCTTAATAACGTAATCTGGTGGGATGGGTTGTTGAAAAACGGACAGAAATCTATTGGCTACTAAGTGCATTGACATCTAGCACCTATGATAGCAAACAGGCTATAGGAGACTCACATGGCTATTTTGATTAACGACACAACGCCTCGTTCACAGTATACAGCGACCTCTGGTCAAACTGTATTCTCAATTCCTTTTGAGTTTTTTTCAAACTCTGACATTGCTGTTTATCAAAATGCCGTTCTTAAAACAATAACAACACATTACACTCTAACTGGTGCTGGTGTGACTGGTGGTGGATCTCTTACGCTTGTGACAGGTGCTACGGTTGGAGATGTCATTACAATTGTTCGTGATATTCCTGTTAAACGCGTGACTGACTTTCCTACGTCTGGTCCTTTTAACATTGATGCACTAAACACAGACCTTGATCGCTTGACTGCAATGATTCAAGAGCGCGAAAACCAAATTTCTCGTGTGGTTTCTCTTGCTCAAACAGATGCAGCTGTAAATCTTTATCTTCCAACTGCTGCTAATCGTGCATCTAAAGTGATGGCATTTGATAGCACTGGTAATATCATTGTTGCTCAAGAGCTTGGTACATATCGTGGCAATTGGGCATCTGGAAATGCCTATATTTTGCGTGATATTATTAAAGATACAAGCAATGCAAACATCTACATTTGCGTAGCTGCTCATACATCAACTGGCTCTCAGCCAATTAGTTCAAATGCAAATAGTGCAAGCTGGACATTGCTGGTAGATGCTGCTACTGCAACTACTGCATCTTCATCTGCAAGTGCTAGTGCATCTGCTGCATCATCTAGTGCATCTGCTGCATCATCTAGTGCCTCGGCAGCTTCTTCCTCTGCATCGAGCGCATCATCGTCTGCTTCTAACGCATCATCGTCTGCTTCTAGCGCATCGGCATCTGCATCGACGGCTACGACTCAGGCTTCTAATGCCTCAACATCTGCTACCAATGCGGCATCATCTGCATCATCTGCATCAACCAGCGCAAGTAATGCTAGTACTAGTGCAACTTCTGCGTCTAACTCTGCGGCTGCGGCTGCAGCTACTCTTGCTTCTGGGTTCTATTCGGCTGTACAAGATAAGAGCGCAAATTACACGGTTGTTTCTGGAGATGCTGGAGATCTAATTCGTGTTACAACAACATCAGGTGCTAAAACAATAACTCTGCCACAAATTAGCACTGTTACTGATGGTTTTAAAATTTCTGTTGTTAAATGGACTTCAGATGCCAACGCAGTAATAGTAGCTCGCTCTGGGTCCGACACAATTAATGGTGGAACAACGTCAAGCATTGGTTCTCAATATGCTAACATAACTTTTGTTGCTGATTATGAAACAAATCAGTGGTTTGCTGCTACCTCTGGTCTTGGTACGACAAATACAGTTGTTGATATTTTTAGTGGTACTGGGTCTCAAACAGCATTTACGCTTTCTGGAGATCCAACTACTATAAATAACACTTACGTCTATATAAGCGGTGTTTATCAAAACAAAGCTACATATAGCCTAAGCACTACAACTTTAACATTTACCACTGCGCCGCCCTCTGGCACTTCTAACATTGAAGTTATTTGGACAGTTCCACTTTTAATTGGAGCGCCTAACGATGGTACTGTAACAAATATTAAAGTCAGTAGCAGCAGTACGCTTTACAACCGTATTAATGATACAGTCAGTGTCAAAGATTACGGAGCTATTGGTAACGGCATAGCCGATGATACAACAGCTATTCGAAATGCAATTTCTGGAGGCCGTACTGTATATTTTCCTTCTGGAACATATAGAACAACTTCTCAAATTGATATTCCAGCAAACACTAAAATGTATGGTTTTAATGCAAAAGTATATTGCAACCATGTAGGAATATGTTTTAATTTAACGGGGAACTATATTACAATTAAAGATCTAGAAATATATGGTGATTGGAGTGGCTATCCATACAACGATACTAATGTTGCAATATATGGTCAATTAAACACTTGGAGTCCACTTGTTGTCACTTATCTTTATTATGTGCAAATAGAAAATTGCACAATTTATAATTTTGGACAAGCGGCTGTGCAAATCTATTCTGCACAATATGTAAAATTAATAAATAATAATATTTATAATGCAGGAGTTCATGGAATTTTGCTTGTTTCTGTTAACCAGTGTTTAGTAACTAATAATTTAATACAAAACATTGGTGCAAATAGAAACAATTATGCTTATGGAATTTCACTTTCTAGATTATCATCAGCAACAATTAGCGGTAATCCTAATACACCAATATCATTGGCAAATGGACCTATTTCAGCAAATGTTGTTATTTCAAATAACTACATTCAAGATGTTGTAGATGAAGTTGCAATTGATTTACACAGCGGAGATAATATAACAATCAGTGGGAATGTTGCTAGAAATGTTAGGATTGGTGTTAATCTAGAACATGCAACTGCTAGTTCTTATTATGCAACATGCACAAACATATCAATAACTGGCAATTCTTTTTCTGGACTAACTACTGCTGGCAAAGTTTGCGCTGGTGTTTTTGTTGATGCACAAAGTGGCGCAAGTGAAATTGCAACTGGAATTGCTATATCAGGTAACACATTTAATTACTTTGGACTTGATACAGCAGACCCATTCAAAGGCGCAAATAACGCAGTCATTTATGTTAATTATGCATCTGGTGTTTCTATTACTGGAAATACGTTTAACAATTCCTATGGACGTTGTGTTGGGTTAGATACGTTAACATACAATTGCAATATTATTGGGAACACAGTAACAAATCTTGCTATAGCTAATTCAACTCAAAATGCGTTTGAAACTTTATCTGGCTCTGCAAGAGGAACGATCAATGGTAACACAATGTATGGTTCTTCTGGTTATCTAGTTAAAGCTAGCACTATTAATAGTGGTTATGGTTTAAAGGTTGGTGGCGAAAATATTGTTGTCGGCGGTGCTCTTATGGCAACCCAACCAACGCAAGCAAATATCCGTGGTGGTAATTATTTAACGTCTCCTCGTGTAATTGTTGTTTGGGATAATTTAGGAACAATTACAAATACTGTTTTTGAAGATATAAATTACAGCAATTCAACTCCAACAATTACAAAAAATGGAACTGGTGATTTTACGGTAAATTGGCCATCTGGAATTTTTGGCAATAGTATTGTCTATCCAATTTATAATGCTGCTGACCCGTCAAGCAGTGAGGTTAGAAATACACAAATCAGTAGCACATCAATTACGTCAACTCGATGCAAATCTTTTGATAGTGCTGGAGCAGCTATTGATTGTCAGGAAAACTGGCTGCTTGTTTGGGGTCGATAAGTTATCAAAGTTATAGGGGTTTTGTATCATGGCACTAACACAAGTTACCACTGGCATGATTGCAGATGCCAATATTACGACTGCTAAAATTCTTGATGCCAATATTACGACCGCTAAAATTCTTGATGCTAATGTTACAACTGCTAAAATTCTTGATGCCAATGTTACAACTGCTAAAATTGCGGCAGCTGCAATAACTCCAGCTATTATGGCTAACACGGGTTTTGAATTTGGTATGCACAATCGCATTATCAATGGAGCAATGGTAATTTGGCAAAGAGGTACAACATTTACCCTGCCAGCAAATTCAACAACTTATATTGCTGACAGATTTTATGGGTTAACCACTGTTGCAAGTCTTTGGAGCACACCACAAGTTTCATCTGGTAATCTTGATTTACCTTATGCAATGCGATTGCAAAGAATAGCGGCTCAAACATCAACGGCAGCTATTACGGTGCGGCAAATAATTGAAACTGCAAATTGTGCTGGTCTTGCTGGACAAACTGTAACATTATCTTTTTATGCAACTGCTGGAGCTAATTATAGCGGAGGTGCAGCAACTGCATCAATTGTTACTGGAACAGGTGTAGATCAAGGCGCAACACTATTAAATTCATCCTCTTGGACAGGCATTGCCACACCATTAGGTTCAGCATTTACGCCAACAGCAACTCGAACGCGGTTTACATTTACTGTTACGCTTGGATCAACCGTTCAAGAAGTAGCTATAGGTATTAGTTGGTCTGGAACTGGAACTGCTGGAGCCAATGATTATATAGACATTACTGGTGTTCAACTTGAAGCTGGTTCTACTGTTACGCCATTTGAACGGCGACCAGTTGGATTAGAGTACTTTCTGTGCCAGAGATATTATTATGTTGGCACAGCTACTTCTTATGGGTTTCCTTGCCCTGCTGCGGGTGGGTACGCATATAATCAAAGGTATGATTTTAAATCAACAATGAGAGCAGCTCCAACAGTTTCTACTACATATTCAGGTCAATCAAATGTTTCGAGTGTTAATGCATCAACTCGAACAATTGATGGATTTACAGATCAAATTGTTGGAACTGGTTTGTTCAATGTGTCTTGGACTACGGCATTTACTGCAACTGCGGAGCTTTAATTATGTACTCAAATCTTAAATATTACAACACTCCTGTTGCTAGCCCATATGGCATCATTGTTGATATTAATGGTGTTCAGTCAACTGTTCCTATTGACCCAGCTAATATAGATTATACTACTATTATGGAACTTGTTGACATGGGTAAAATTACTATTGCGTTAGCTGATGAGATTAATACATGACAACGGATGACACACGAGTAGTTGTTGATTCTGCTATTGCTTCTGGAGCAATCACTATGCCACTATGGGTCATCCATATGCATGAGTATCTGCAGATTCTTACTCTTGCTGGTGGCCTACTCTTGCTTGTTATCCGTATCTATCTTGCTATCAAGGAAGCCAGAGGCGAGTAATGAATGGACCCGTTAACAGTCTTAGCTACGATCAAGGCAACTGCTGCCACCGTTAAGACTGCGATTGGCGTAGGCAAAGAGCTTGTCTCGGTAGCCAAAGAACTCTCAGACATTATGAATGGGGTAGCTCACCTCACCCAGATAGCAGCGCAGCCAAAGGGTTGGCGTAAAGGTGGATCTGCGGAAGCCCGTGCTATTGAAGCCTTTGCTGCCAAGATGGAAGCAGAGAAAATCGAGCGTGATGTTAAGTCACAAATAGTTCAAGTATATGGTGTACGCGCTTGGGAACAGATCCAGCGTGATGTCGTACGCATACGAAAAGAGATGAAGATTGCTGCAATTGAACGTGCAGAACAAATAGAGTATATGATTGAAGTAGGATTTACCATTGTTCTTAGTATGATACTGCTTACAATGGTAGCATGGGCAATATGGTTTGCGGTTCACTATAACCTAGTGTGAGGATAGATGAATGGATTTATCAAAGATCGGTGGCCTTTTGGCTCAATTAGCTCCTACGGTAGCAACTGCTCTTGGTGGCCCTCTGGCTGGATTGGCAGTGAAGACCCTATCAGAAGCGATGTTTGGTCACCAAGACGGAAGCGAATCAGAAGTAGCAGCCGCTCTAATGAGCGCAACGCCAGAGCAATTGCAGAAGCTCAAAGAAACAGACGCATCCTTCAAACTCAAGATGAAAGAACTTGATATTGATCTTGAGAAGATCTCTGCTCTTGATCGAGACTCTGCCCGTAAGATGCAGATGGAGACCAAGGACTGGCTTCCAAAGATCCTGACCATCATTGTGACCATTGGATTCTTTGGTATCCTGTTCTGGCTTCTAGTCCGCGGTGCTCCTCCATCTGGTAGCGAGACCCTGATCTACATGCTCGGTGCGCTCGGCACTGCATGGACTGGCGTAATGCAATTCTATTTTGGATCATCTGCTGGCAGCAAGGCTAAGACAGATGCACTTACCGCAAAGGATCTTAACAAATGAACGGATTTCGTGGCGAGGCACTCTCACTTCCACCTGAAGAGATTCCAGTTCTTGCACATAAGTTTGATCTTGAAGGCGCAGTGCTTCGTGCTGTCATAGCTGTCGAGTCTGCCGGGAATGGCTTCGATGCATCTGGTAGACCCAAGGCATTGTTCGAGCGTCATCACTTTAACAAGTGGCTGGTCAAGCGCATTAAGTCTGATGTGTTGGCTGCTGCGACCGAGGCTGGACTGGCATATCCCAAGTGGGGAACTAAGCCTTATCCAAAGGGGTCGGATGCAGTCTACGCAGAGATTGAGGCTGCTTACGAGATGGCTCCTGAAGAGGCTCTATTGTCCACCTCATGGGGTCTCGGACAGGTGATGGGTAGCAACTACGCAATGGTTGGCTGCAAGACTGTCGAGGATATGGTCGAGGAGGCTATGCACTCGGAAGCGAATCAACTGACACACATGATAAACTTCATCAAGTCAGCCGATCTGCTTGACGCTTTGCGAGATAGAGAATGGGCTACGTTTGCTAAGGGTTATAATGGACCAGGTTATGCAACCAACCATTATGATACCAAACTGGAAACAGCGTATCAAAGGTTTACCGCCTAATGTCTATCAAGATGCCTGATTCGCTATTGCGTGAAACAATCCAACAGTACGTTGATTGCGGTCAGAACACGGCTCTTGCTGCTCGGCTTAGTGGAGTACCATCAGAAACATTTCGGTCTCGACTTATGAGGGCATTGGCTAAGTTCAATGTCGATGAGTTCCTACCTAAAGCCCAGTGGACTTATCCTAAGATCATACAGGTAGAGATGGCTGGCAAGACCGCTCTCATTGGTGGCGATGCACACATTTGGCCCGGTCCTGTCTCTGCTATGTGGAAAGCCTTCTGCACTGTAGCAAAGAAGGTGCGTCCTGACTGCATAGTTCTGAATGGAGATATACTCGATGGCGCAAGGGTGAGCCGTCATGCTGGGGTGCTAGGGTCTAGAGCACCAAAGATCTCTGCCGAGATAGATGCTTGTCATGACTGGCTGAAGATGCTGCCCCTTGCCAAGCACACTCACTGGACAATCGGCAACCATGACATGCGTGTCGATAACTATCTTGCCAACAACGCGCCAGAACTAGAGGATTATGCCGGGCGATTGCGCGATAGATTTCCTAATTGGCAGTTCAGTTACTCGGTGATGTTGAATGATGTTGAGGTTCGGCATCGCTTTCGGGGTGGGATTCATGCGACTTGGAACAATGCTCTTCATGCTGGTCTGACGATAGTGACGAATCACACGCATCAGCTACAAGTTTACGCAGTTCGGAATCGAAATGGATCACACTGGGGGATTGAGACAGGGATGCTAGGTGATCCGCAATCTCCTGCGTTCGAATATACTGAAGGTGCGCCATCTCGTGCAATCGAAGGATTTGTTCTTCTAACTTTTGATGAAGAGGGCCATCTTCTACCGCCTGAATTTTGTGAGATGGTTCGAGGACGGCCTGTTTTCCGTGGTCAATATCTAGCTTGATCGTCAGCATTACCATCTGTGCTGCGAAATATAGAATGGCCCCAGTTAAGAGGCCACCTATATACATCTGGGATAGTTCATCCATGAATGACTCCTATGTAAATCAGGAATATAACTAAAGCCGTGACAAGGCCACATATATATCCCTCTACATATGTAATCATTCCGTTAAGATCCAGTAAATAAACATGGGTAATGCTAGCAAATAGAACACCATGATCTGGATGCAGCACTTTATATCATCTTTATTCACGCAGCTTCCCCATAATAAAATCCACTTCCTCATCAGTGATCTTGCTCTTCCTCTGGCTTGGCGAGGCAAAGTAACTAGCGAATCCACAGTAGGCTATCAGGTCTACCCAGCTATCATACTTCATAGGATCGTTATTGATCCTTGCCTGTTTGACAGCCATCATTACAACAGCGACATCATATGATGTTATGTCCTTGCCAGATAGTGTGCTTGCTATAGCTGATGCTCTATTAAATGATTCGACGAATCCACCATAGTCTGATCCACGTTCAGATATAATCTCCTTAGCATCATCAAGAATTTTCATCTGGCTTATCTCCTATCTTGACATAAATGTGTGCAAGGTCACTGCTGAGAAGGTAAACTTCTTCCTCTAGTTTCTCTACTTGCCCCCGCAACCGTTCAATCTCTTCATAAGCCTTACGATGTAGCGGGTCACCTAAAAATGCATATGCATCTTTTAGTTCTATAACAATGTCCATCACTCTTTCTCCTGTTGCTTTGGCGAATGTTGCCTTTGCCTCATTTGATACGTTCTCATCCCAATCCCGCTTGTTGATATGGTTTCGCATGTC